TGCCTCAGAAGACGAACCTTAATGTAAATCCTTATTATGAGGACTTTGACGCGAATAAGAATTTTTATAAGATTCTATTCCGTCCTGGTTACTCCATTCAAGGTAGAGAATTAACACAAGTTCAGTCGATCCTCCAGAATCAGATTGAGAGTTTTGGTAGGTATGCTTTCAAACAGGGAGAACTCGTAATTCCTGGTGAAGTTGGATTGAACACCAAGCTAGATTATGTAAAATTGTCTTCTGTTTCAGAAGTTGCTGTAAACGTAGGCAATGATATTGTTTACAAAAAGTATGATATTACTCAACTAGTAGGTCAACAACTAAGAGGTTTGACTTCTGGTGTTATTGCTTCTGTTCTATCCGCCAATCTAGCAACAGAAGCATCTGCCGACACACTGTATGTAAGTTATCAAAACAGTGGAAATTCAAACACAGAAACTACTTTTAGACAAGGAGAAACTCTAGAAGTAATTGATGGAGTCAATACTCCATTGATGGTTGTGGGAACAGATGGTAGTGTTCTTCCAACAAGTATTAGTGTAACCGATCCTGATTCTGGTATTACATCGTCTTTAGAAAGTCCAGCAATGGGATATGCTTCTGCTGTAAAAGTAGAAGAAGGAATTTATTTTGTAAATGGATATTTCGTCCGCAATGATGCTCAATTATTAGTCATTGATGAGTATTACAATAAACCATCAGCAAAAGTTGGTTTTACCATCAAAGAAGAAATTGTAACACCAGAGGAAGATCCAAGTCTTTATGATAACGCAATTGGATCATCTAACTACACTGCTCCTGGTGGACATAGACTAAGAATTCGTTTAGAGCTAAAAGAGTTTGCTCTTGATGCTATTACAGATAAGAATTTTATTCAACTCCTCACGGTTTCTAGAGGACTAGTTCAGAGAAAAGTAAGTGTTGCCGATTACAACATTATTGAACAGACTCTCGCAAGAAGAACATATGATGAGAGTGGAGATTATGTTGTAGATAATTTCTCAATTGATATTCGTGAATATGCTCAAAAAGACAGCAATAGAGGAATCTATGCTGTGGATGAATTTGGTCTTTATAACGGATATAGTGCCAGCGAAGCAGCAAGAAAAATGATTGCTAGCGTTAGTCCTGGTAAAGCATATATCAAAGGTTATGAAATTGTAAACAAAGAGACTAAGTATCTTGAAATCAATAAGGCAAGAGAAAGTCTTACAACTGATAATGCCACCATCAAAACAAAAGGTCTTCCAACTTACAGCATCACTAATGTTTATGGAAGTGTTCCTCTCAACAAAGAAGGATCACAACTAACAGCATATCCAACAGTATACTTATCAACTCTATTCAATGATGGATACGTTGGTCTTAGCAATAGAGAGTCCGATTCTAACTATCGCCAGACTGTTGATAAGAGAGGAACATTCTTTGATTCTAATGTTGGAGTAAAGACTGTAACTTTAGAGATTGTTGACGTTAATATTCCTATCAGTTCGATCATTTCATCTGATCTAGATAATACTTTTAGTAAGTTATGGTATGTCAAGACAAGAGCTGGCACAAATATTGTCAGTAGTGTAGATGTACTATCATATACAAAGGTTTTCAAACCAGCAAGAAACCCAGGAACTACAGAAGAGTCTAGATTCCTGGAGGTTACTGTTTCTGGTCTAAAGAGCGACCTCGAAAATGTTTTCATTGAATATGATGAAAGTTCACAAGATAAGACAAGAAAAGTATTCTTGACTCAAAATGATGCTTTGGGTGATGAGAAAGAGGATCTAGCATCCACAACTTTTGCTATTATTGTTGATTACAGTGATACACTCACTCCAGTAATTGGAACTGCCAAACCAAGTAACTTCTTCTTACAAGAAAGAGGAAATGGATTCAATTCAGATTCCGACATTGTTTTGTCCAAAGGAATTGAGGCAGAAGGAACAGAATCATATAATGCTACGTTTGGCATGTCGTATTTTGATCCCCAATTCTTCACAAAGATCAAACTAGAAACAATTCCTGCTGCCAACTCTTATGGAATTGGTACATATGTTTATGGTTTGACTAGTGGCGCTTATGGAGTTGTAGAAGGTGGTCCATCTGGAGTTTATTCCACGGGAAGACTTCTTTACGTAAAGACTCTTTCTGGAAAATTCCTTCCTGGTGAAACTATCAGAGATGAGGGTGGAAACCTTGTAAAAATTGCCACCGAGAATACCATTTCTCATTTTGTTGTGTTAGAAAGAGGTCTTGGATACCCACAAACATCAACACTAAAAGTTGATGGTGTATCATACGACCAATCAAAGATTGAATTAGGATTCAACGGTCAGGGAGTTTATAGAGTAGATATTGTTGATAGAACTTCTGTTTCTAACGAATATGCCAGACCACCAGTAGTTTCTGTTGATTCTGGAGAAACCACTCCAACAACCCCAGCAGTTATTATTCCAGTTTTGAATAGAAATACTGTAACTACTTATACCCCACAAAATGTAAAATCTCTTGGATGTTCATATGGTTCTGGCAATGCCAATACATTCACAGCTGATGTTCTTGTAGATGATAGAGAATACGCAGAACTATATGATGTCACTGACTTTACCTTCTTTGGAGCAAAAGGAACTAAGTATCTAGAATCAACTAGTTTTAGTGCTGATGCTAGTTCTATTGTTCAGCAGGGAGATCTCATCCAATTCTCTGATAATTCAAATAACGTTATTAGAGCAATTGTTCAATACTCAACAATTCAAAAAGGATCATCAAAATCCAGAATTTATATTGACGAAACCCTTTACGATGATGTTTCTGGAACAAGCGTTGTAAGACTTCGCCCAAGAGTTCAAAATCCAAATGCTGGCACACTACTCTTCCCAACTGGCAGCAAGTCTGTCCAGAGCATTTCTGCTGGTCCAGACGATAGCAAAATCACATATTACTTTAGAAGAGATTTTGTTACATCTGGTTCTACTGGTGGAGGACTGATTACATTTGCTGCTCAACTTCCATTTGGAACTCAAAGATTTACGGCATTCAATGAGAAAAATTACATTATTACTGTTCTAAACAAGAATAGTGCCGATAAGGTAGAGACTGGAGATATCATTTATATTGATTCAGATAATGTAGAGATCACCTCCGCAACTGATACTGCTAGTGGTCTCACATCTGGAAGCATCAAGTTTAATCTTCCAACATCATATTTCAATACAAACTATGCTGGTGTGGCAAACTATGTTGCTCCAGAACTAAAACTAACAGCAACACTTGAAGTACAAAATGCCAAACCAAGGTTGAAGACTGTTGTTAGAAATAAGAGAATCGTTGTTGATTCTGCTGGCGACAGAACAATCCCATTCAGAGGTACTGATTATGACAGTGACGTTGTAGAAACTCTGTCATATTCTGACGCATTCAAACTGAGATATGTTTATGAAGGAACAAGCACACAACCACCAGAGATTGATAGTGCTGGTAATCTAGTTTCTGGTTCTGATGTAACCAACAGATTTACATTTGACAACGGTCAGAGAGATACAATTTATGATGTATCCCGTATCGTTATCAAACCAGGATTTGAAGTTCCCACTGGTCAGTTAGTAATTGCTTTTGATTACTTTGAGCAATCTCAAGGAGATTTCTGTACTATCGACAGTTACTTACATGATGCTGGTGTTCCAGAAGATGAAATTCCATCTTTCAACTCATCTGTTCTAGGAAACGTTGAACTTAAGAACGTAATTGATTTTAGACCAAAAGTAAACACTGCTACGATTGTTCCAGGATATCAAGATACTTCATCTCTAGAAGTAATTACAAGTAACTTCACTGGAGGCGGTTCTGTATATGCTGCTACCCCAGCTCCAGATACAAACTTAGAGTATACATTCAAATTTAGTCAAGTTCAATATCTTGATCGTATTGATGGTATTTTCCTCAATAAGAAAGGAGAATTTATCGTCAAAGAAGGCAACTCTTCTCTCAACCCATCCAAACCAGATCCAGTAAAGGATGCTATTCCTTTATTCTATGCTTACATCCCAGCATTCACCAATACTAGCAAGGATGTAAGAATTACCCCAGTAGAGCATCGTAGATATACGATGAAAGATATTGGTAAGTTAGAGAAGCGCATTGAGCGTCTTGAGTATTACACGACCCTTAGTATCCTTGAGCAGCAAGCATTGAATATGCAGGTCAAGGATGAAATTGGTTTAGACAGATTCAAGTCTGGATTCTTTGTAGACAATTTTGAATCACATAGTATCGGCAATCTTGTTTCTCCTGATTACAAGTGCTCTATTGATAGCAGACAATCTGTTCTAAGACCACAATCCAAAGAAGATTCATTGACTTTGAAAGAGGTATATACCAGACAAGATCAAAGATCTGTTGCTGGATATCAAAAGTCTGGTGATATCGTTACACTTCCATACTCAAAGATTAAACTTCTAGGAAACGAGTTTGCTTCTAAGACCATCAATCCAAACCCATTTGTTGTTGTTCAATATGTCGGTGATGGAATGGTATCTCCATCAATTGATCAATGGTATGATCAAAGTGTAGAACCACTTGTTGTTGATACAAATACAAGTATCTTTAATATCTTCTTAGCGAAAGATAATGTAAAAGAAAGTTTCTCCAGTCTACACAATTCATTCATTGTAAACTGGGTAGGATCTGCTCCCGCTTTCACTTCAATCAATTCACTTGGAGAACTAAACACCACTCAAGCAAACTCTGGTGTCAAAGCAGCATCTGTTGGTAGTTCCTCAAACATCAGTCCTCAGAATAATGAGGTTGGTAAAGGAGTTCAGACAAAGACTGTTGGCGATAACATCGTATCTACATCTCTACAATTCTTTGCTAGAAGCAAACCAATCAAATTTGTTATCAGCAGACTAAAACCAAATACCAAAGTTTCTGTTTTCTTAGAGGGTAGAAACATCAATCGTTGGGTAAACCCAGATCTAAGATTTACTGGAACTGCTGGAAACTCACTGTCTGCTTTCAATGGTGAAGTTGTTACCGATGAAAATGGAAACGCTAGTGGATTGATTCTTCTACCTGCTGGCAAACCACCAAGAGAGAACGCAACTTGGGGTGGAGACATTGATAGTCTAGAGTATGATGATTCTGCCGAAGAGCTACGTTTTACAACTGGCATCTTGACACTGAGATTTACTTCCAGTTCCACAAATGAAGATAAAGCAACTGTTGATACTTACGCAGAAGTCAAATACTATGCCACTGGCGTTCTTCCAGAGAATCCAGCAAGTATTGTTTCCACAAGACCTTCATACTTCAAGTCCAATGAGGGTGTTCAGTTTGTAGATAGCAATACCGACAACCCAATCAGACCAAACCCATTGGCACAAACATTCAAGATCGAAAACTATGACGGTGGTTTGTTTGTAACTGGTCTAGATCTCTTCTTTAGCAAGAAGAGCACTAATATTCCAGTCAAGGCATACATTACCAATGTTGACTACGATAAACCAAGCAAGAACATCGTACCTGGAACAGAGAAAACTCTTTCCCCAGAAACATATCTCAAGTGTTTTGCTAACGGAAACCTATCAGTAACTCAAGGAGAATATGTCGTAGGAAGAAGTTCTGCTTCTTCTGGTCCTATCTCCAGAATTATTGATAAGAATGGTGTAGAACTAACACCATCATCCACTGGTGTATATGATCTGACAAATGAGCAGGTTTATACTCTTGTTCTTGCCAACCACAATGGTCGTTCCTTTATTCAGAATGAAGAACTAGATATTCCTTCTGTTGAATTAGCAAACGATAAAAATGGAACAAATCTTGTTCTGACAATTGCTAAAGACAGTGGAAAACTATCAGACATTAGGATTACCAATCCTGGTGCTAATTATGATAGTGCTGTTCTAACCATTGAAAGTCCACAACTTCCTGGTGGTTCGGTTGCTACCGCTAAGATCAATGTGTCTGATGGTAAGATTTACAACGCTGATGTATCAATTGCTGGATTTGGATATACCGAAGCTCCATCAGTTGTCGTCAAAGGCGTCGGCAATGGCGCTGGAGGATGCGAAGTTGAGACCTTTATAGAGATTGACACTCCAGCAGTTAGAATGGGCGTAGCGACCGATTTCGAAGGTCTCACGGAGTCTACAACACCAACTAGATTTGATTTTGAATACCCAGTATATCTTCAGAATGATACTGAGTATGCTCTAGTTGTTGAGACAGACTCAAGTGATTATGAAATGTGGGCATCACGTCTTGGTGAAACAGATCTTGCTACCAGTACAGTTATTACAACTCAACCATCTCTCGGTTCTGTTTATAAGTCACAAAACACAGAGAGTTGGACAGAGGATAACTTTGAAGATCTCAAATTTACTCTATACAGAGCAGAGTTTGATATTACAAGGCAAGCAGAACTCCTAGTTAAGAATGAAAATCTTGGATATGAATTGTTGGATGCTGAACCAGTTGAAACAAATGCTACTTCTGAATCTATCGCAACTTCTAAGTTGTTCAAGAATAACAACAGTGTTATCAAGATCAACCATAGAGACAATGGATTTGAAGATAATGGAAAGTCTTATGTATTCTTCAAAGGTGTCTCCGATGTTGGCGGTGTGAATTCCGAGGTATTTAATACAAATCTATATCAAGTAACAAACTCTGGTGTTGATTCATATAATATCAAAACTATCACTAGTGCTTCTAAGAGTTCTTTTGGTGGTGGTAGTTCTGTATACGCTACGTACAATAGAAAATTCGAAGTTCTATATCCACAAGTCCATTACCTAACAGTAACTGGAACTAAGATTGATACTTCAGTAAAAACAACTAATATCATTCCTGTTGATTCATCAACTACAAATTACACTTCATATTCACAGACTGGATTCGAGAAGACATTCTTGAACGAAGCACATTACTTTGATAACCAAAAGGTAGTTGCTTCCGAGATCAATGAGACTCTAAATGGTATTGATAGATCACTTACCTACAAGATGACTCTATCTTCAACTGTTTCATACCTATCACCAGTTGTTGATTTGTCCAGTGCTTCTGTCAAGACTGTATCGAACAGAATTGAGAACGCAAATGGTCAAGAAAACAGATATGGAAGAAGAGATCAGATTCTTGAGTTCTATCCTGTCTATAACTTCGCACTATCAACTGTGACACCAGGAGTATCTTATCAGACTAACCAGAGCATCAAGGGATCTACATCTCAAGCATCTGGAACGATCTCTAAGGTAGATGGAAATAATATCTGGGTTAGAGTTAGAACTAAGCAAGGATTTACTCTAAATGAGACAGTCGAACTAACTCAATTTGCCAACACTCAAGGTGCTCCAGTTGTTACTGTCGGATCCAATCCATCCCTAGTAACGCCTATTATCAACAGCTCAACTCAGTCTGCTGCTGGTGAGTCAATTACAATCGTTGCTAGAAATCCAGTTGAGTCTAAGATTCTAGAGACATATGATAACCGCATTACTGGTAAGTCTGTCATCTGGAATAGAACCACGAGACAACTAACTCTCAGAACTGATCTACAACCAATCAATGATGATTACACTTCGAGAATTATTGATAGCAACTTGTTTGCTAGAGCGAATGAAGTGGTAGATCAACTTCCAGATATCTTTAGAGTTGGTGATATTATCTCATATCCAAACCAACCAGATGACGAGGCATTCTTTCTAGAAGTTCAAAGAGTTTCTTATTCTAATGGTGTTGACTTTGTTGCTGAAGATACTTCCAAGAATAGTTCTTCTGCTGCTAAGTATGTAACTAAGGAAATCTATATTACTAATCCTGCTACTGCTATTGATGTTCATCTCCTAGCAAACGTAAAAGATATTTCAAATATTGAAGTTCTTTACAAGTACAAGAGAGCATCAAGTCAAGAAAACTTTGAAGATGCTGAGTGGTTCTACTTCAATGAGTCTGGAAAACCAGATTCATTGGAAATAGCTACTGCTGACAACAGCATCTCAAGCGTTGTTGAAAAGCAATCATCATATCAAGATCTCAAGTATAGCGTAGCAAGTCTACCTGAGTTCTCTTCATTCGCAATCAAGATTGTAATGAAGGGAGTAGATCCAGCATACGTTCCTAAGATTCAAGATATTAGAGCTGTCGCAGCATTCTAATTTCCGCGTATGGGTTACATCAAAGTAAAAGGGCACGATGGTCTTGTAAGAGACGAAAACACAGGTGCCATCATCAATCAGAACGCCTCTGCTATTGAAGCGAGGCGTAAAACAAAACACTTGAATTCCGCGTTGGAAGACATAAATATGTTGAAGGATGAAATCTCTGAAATCAAATCCCTACTTAGAGAGTTAGTAAAAAATGCCAGCAATTAATGTCGCTAGAACTGATACCTTTGAGATTCAAAGGCAGAAGATCAACCAGATCGGTGATCAAATTTTCAATATCTCTCAGGGCGGTAGCGATCTTGCTACTGGTAATTTGAAGTTGGGAGATGGTACAATTTCAGCACCATCTCTTGGATTTACCACCAAATCTAATTTGGGTCTTTATAAGGCTACAGAATCTTCAATTGGTTTTGTTTCTTCTGATAAGAGACTTTTTAATATAGGATTAGAAAACCTAAAATCTTTTAGAGATTTTGTCTTTCAAAAAAATGTTTTATATGATGCTGGACTAGAAATATTAAATTCTGGTAGTAATTATGATCCTGGGTCATATACAGCAATTACTGTATCTGGAGGAACTGGTGTAGAGGCAACCGCAGATATTTTAGTTTCTGAATATGTTGGAGAAATAACAAATCAAGGATCAAATTATAATCCTGGAAATTATACTAATATTGAATTATCTGGAGGATCTGGAACTGGATCTACAGTTAATTTTATTGTAGATCCAATAAACGGAAATATTATTGATAGTGGTAATGGATATCAAGCAGGAAATTATACTAATGTTCCACTAACAAATGGATCTGGTAGCGGAGCATTAGCAAATATTTCTATTATTGGTAGTGCTGTTTTATCTGGATCTATCGCAAACCCTGGATCTTCATATACACAAAATACTTATCAAAATGTTCCACTAACAAACGTTCCAATACAAACGTTTGTGGTTACTGCTGTTTCAAATCCAGGAACTCCTCCGCCAGATAATGTATATCAAATTGATGGGGTAACTCAAGCAACCTTATCTTTTGTTGTTGGTAATACTTACAATTTTGATGTTTCTGATGCGTCTGTATCAACTCATCCACTAGCTTTTTCACAGCAAGATAATAATTTTCTTCCTCTTGAGGACTTCATTATTACTTCTTACGGAACAGCAGGAACTCCTGGTGCTTTTATTCAAGTCATCGTAAAACCATCCGCTTCTTTAGGAACAATCAAATATTATTGTACCGCTCATGCTGGAATGGGATCTACCATTTCGGTTATTTCTGGATCTGAAGGAAATTATGGTTCTGGATCTAGTGCCAATATAACAGTCGATGCTTCTGGAAATGTAACCGATCTAGAATTTGTTTCTTACGGATCTGGATATAAAATTGGCAATTCCGTAACTGTTTTTTCTGGAAATATTGGAGGAACTGGTTCTGGATTTATTTACACATTGTCATCAATTGTTTACAATGGAGAAGTTTCTTCAGTATCTATTGTAGATAGTGGATTAGATTATCAGAACGGTGATATATTATCAGCAAATGATTCTGATCTAGGAAATGTTGGTGGTTCTGGATTTGAGTTTTTTGTAAATACCGATCCTGGAATTGTAAAAAACTTAAGTTTTGTAGATAAAGGATCTGGTTATAGTGCTAATGATGTTTTGTCATTACCTGGAGCATCAACAAATATATCTGGTTCCCTAAAGGGAATTGTGACTGGATTGACAACTACTTTAACTTCAGGATCATCTATTGTTACTCTTTCATCGACTTCTGGTATTGTTGAAGGAATGGGAGTTTCTACAAGTATTGAATCTGTAGGAACTCTGGATTCTAATACAACAGTATTGTCTATCGATAGTTCAACCCAAATAACTTTATCAACTCCAGCAACTGGCAGCGGATCAGCAGATTTAAGTTTTGTTTCTCCTGGTGATTTTACAGAAATTTTAGTAAATGATGCTTCTCAAATATATTCAGGATATAGCGTTACTGTGGTGAGCGGAGATGGATCTTTAGATCCAGCAGCTTCCGTATTGAGTGTTGATTATCAAACTAATATTGTTACTATAAACTCTGCCCCAATTTCTTCTGGATATGTTGTTTTAGATTTTAGTCCATCTTATGGAATTCCAACTACAAATTTTGAATACACTATTGGCAATATCGGAGCGATAGAAACTGTTACTGTCAATAATCCTGGTAATGGTTATAGTGTTGATGATATTTTATCTGTCTTATCATCAGACTTGATTCAACCAATAACATATAATGTATCAAATAAAACCGTTCAATTAGTTACACTAGATCAAACTGTTTCATCTTCAACATTTTCAGTAGGAGATTTTATTGAGTATAATTCTGGAACAGAAACAGCAACATCCGAAATTTATAAAGTTAATTCTTCTGGTGGAAATATTGTTTCTCTTCTTGTTGATGGCGGATCTTTATCAGAAGAATCTTCTTTCAATAAAGTTGGAAGTGCTACTGTATATGATGTCAATACTGTAGAAAATCAATACAGATATTTTATTGATATTGGAAATGGTTCGGAAATAACACCAAACATTACGTTATATTCTGGCAACATTTATACATTTGATTTTTCTGATAGTTCTAATTCTGGTCATATATTCAATCTTAGTACATTTAGGGATGGTCAATATTCTCCAAGTTTAGTAGACAACGTAAATGCTACTATAGTATCTGGATCTAGGCAAATTACAGTTACAGACACTTCCAACATTTCTGTGGGAATGGAAGTAACTGTTATTAGTGGTCAAGCTATCTTACAACCAGGAACAGTCGTAGAAAGTGTTGACGATGCCACAACATTGACACTTTCTTTAGTTCCAGTATCTGGTGGTCAGTCTGTTGTTTCATTTTCTGGAACTGCTTATTCTGATAATGTCACTAGAACTGGAAGCTCTTTGACCATAAAGATTACAGACGATACTCCAAATCTATACTACTATTGTTCTTCTGGTATAGGTCATGAAAATGAAGGTGGTGATGATAACGAAGAAGCTCTATTAACTATTGATCTAAACAATCCAAAAGTATTTGGATCTGGGTTTCAGTTGAGAGTTAATGAAATTTTAGAATCACAATCAATTTTCTTTGATATTATTTCTGGAAAATTATCATTGAGTGATATTGAATCTACAGATATTCAAACAAATACATTTACTGCCAGCACTTCAATTTCTACAAATAATGCTACTGTAAATACCCTCAATGTGACTTCTATATCTAGAAGTGGTAATATTGGCATTTCGGCAACCAATACTAATATATCATCTGGAAATTTCAATATTGGTTCTTCTATTAGCATGAATTCTAATGGTAATATTACCACATCAGGAATTCTAAAAACTACAAATCTTTTGAATGTCAATGATAAGATTAGAATTACTGACAACAATATTTCTACAACAACTGGAAATGACCTAAATCTTTTACCATCTCCAGGAAGTTTAACAAAAGTAATTTCCACAAAAGCATTTGTAATTCCAGTCGGTACAAGTTTAGAAAGACCAGATCAACTAACTGCTACCAGTGGAGCTATAAGATTTAATACTACTACAGGACAATACGAGGGATACAATTCTTCCACTACCACTTGGTCTTCTCTTGGTGGTGTTAGAGATATTGACGGAAACACATATATTTTAGCAGAGTTAAATCCTGGCAGCAATGATAATACTTTATGGTTTTATAACGATAGTGTCAATACTCTAAAATTGACACCACAATTTTTAGATTTTAGAAGTGTAAAAACAATTTCATCGGGAAGATTAGGTCTCCCATCTTTTACAGTATGGACAGCAAATACTCCAGTATCAATTGGTCAGTTTGTCAAATATAGAAATAATCTTTATGAAGTAACTGGATCTGGAACAACAGCAACAGTTGGAAACGAACCAGTTCATGTTTCTGGAGCTCTTAATAATGGAACTGCTCAGTTAACTTGGTATTCTTCTGCCGTATCTCCACTTACATTTACAGAAATTGAAGAACTAAGAGTTGCTCCGAATAAAGATGCTGCTCTTGTCGTCAATGGTGGACTAAAATTAGGCGGAACTACATCCGAAGATTGGAATACTATTTCAACCCTGGTAGAAGATCTAACTATTGCTCCAAACCCTGGTAAAAGAGTAATAATCAAATCATATACTCACCTTGCTATTCCTGCTGGTAATAATAATCAAAAAAATATTGCCACCGCTATCCCTGGATCGATTAGATTCAATACAGAAATTCAGCAATATGAAGGTTATAGCGGAACTAACTGGTCCTCCCTTGGGGGAGTAAGGGACGTTGATGGAAACACTTACATTATTCCAGAAAGTGCTCCCGCAGCAAACGAGAATATTTTGTATTTCTACAATGATAATCTCAACACAATGCAGTTGACGAAGACTTCGTTGGACTTTACAAATATTGATACGATTACTACATCTGGTCTCAATAATCTCTCTATCGACACTCCTCTGGTAACTCTAAATTCAAATGATACAACAATTGATAACAGAGATGTAGACAGAACCTTTATTAGTACAAGTAAGCAGTTCTTGGATCTAGGTCTTTCTTCTGGTCTAGTTGTTGATCCTGTATTGAGACTAGATGACCAAGGTGATGTTTATTTGAACACTACTTTTGGATCTGGAACTTTCAATGGGGTCAAAGTTCTTGACGGTCAATTGAAAGAATTTGAATTGGCAGATTATGCTATAAAAACAACAACATTCCAGTTAGCAAAAGGTGGTGCTGAAACTGGATCGTTTGTTCTATATGATTCTGGATCTAGAAAAGGATGTAAAGTAACAGTGGTTTCTAGGTCTTCTTCTGGAAAAAGATCAATGACAGAGTATTCTGTTATAGATAATGGAACTGATATTTTCCACAATGAGTTTGGATCGTTGAATACATCTCTTGATCAATATACAGCATTGTTTGATTTCAACGCTAGCAATGAGACTAGAATTTCTCTAACTCTTTCAAATGATCATGCCAATGGTGACATTATTACGTTCACAGTTCTCGTACAGGTAATTAAGTAAAATGGCAAGTAATCTAAAAGAGTTTGATTCTTTAGGTGGATTTTCTATTGATCAAGTATCAGTAATTGATGGGGATAGAAACGCTAAAGATCTAAACACACTAGAAATTAAAAACAGTTTTTATTCTGATAGCAAAACAACACAATATATTCTAAGAGGAATAAACACAGCAACTTTACAGTTAGATGATGTTGGAACAACAATTCCATTGGAAAATTCCACTATCAATTTTATTACTGGACACTTCTTGGCAGCAAACCCAAGTGGTGTTGTATATACGGGAAAGATTGAAAGTTCTGTTTTGTGTGGATCTGCTGGAAATACTACTGTTCAGTCTAGTATGTTGACAATTATCAAGCATGATGTTCCTACTGGAGAGGCATGGGAAATTGATACATTTTCAGCAGCAAATAGATTCAGTTATAATGTTGTGAGAACAGGAACAACACAGACGATCAAATGGGTTGTGTCAACACAAGTTGTTAGTATTGCGTGGGCGTAGGTGCTAAATATAACTGAGGATAATAACGGCGGGAGCTAGAAGGCACCATGAGTTTTCATATTAATTCCGATAAAGAAAAGATTAGAGGCGTAAACCCTAAACTCATCGGTGATAATGAAGCTACTATTAGAGTTGGTACTGGAACTGACGAGCGAGAAGTATTTCGTGCTCAGTTAGATCCAAATACCAATTTGCCCAGAATTGGTATTAACAGAACTGGTCAAAGAGTAAATAACATTGAGATTACTGAAGCTGGTTCTGGATATACTCAAGTTCCTCTTGTAGAACTTTCCGCTCCACCTGTTGGTGGAACTCAAGCACTCGCTTCTGCGTTTATTTTCAATGGAAGAATTTCTTCTATTGCTGTAAATGATCCTGGCAGTGGATATACTTCACCTCCAACTGTAACTATTACTGGCGGTAATGGTGCTGGTGCTGCTGCTGAAGCGTTTCTCGATACAGTTGACTTTGAACTTGATATCAATGGTGCTATTAGAACTTCTACATCTATCATTTCTGATACTGCTAGAGTTCTAAACCTCGATATTGAAAATTTTGTTACTCCAGACTTAGCACTTAGAGCTCCAAGTCTAAAAACATATATGAATGGAACTGGCACTATTTGGAGTGCCAATGTAATTCTTCAAAAAGGAGATTATAGGTATTTTGGTCAAAACGTATATGAAGCACTGAATTCTGGACAAACTGGAAGTCTTGGACCAGAACACAGTGATGGTATTGAACTAAACGGAGAAGTAAGGTTCAAGCATATTGGTTTTAGAGTTGTAGATCCAAATAATGATCTATATCTACAAACTGGACAAGCTGGATTATTCCCACGTTCGATTACACCACAACTTGGTGATAGATCAGATAGAATTGCTACAACAGAATACGTCCTCAACCTAGCAACGAATGACGTTGGTGGTCGTATCTATGTTTCCGAGCAGATTGGTTCTGACTTGAATGATGGTCGTTCCGCTGTAAACCCAGTTAGAACCATCAAGAAGGCAGCACAACTTGCTTGGGCGACTCCTGGTGTCAAGGAAACCATCATCGTTTCTGGTGGTGACTATGTAGAAGATAACCCAATTTCACTTCCACCAGATGCTTCGGTTGTCGGTGATAACTTGCGTCTTGTTATTATTAGACCAGGAAATCCAAACAAGCACATCTTTAAGTTTGGTGATAAAAACTATGTAACTGGCGTTACATACAGAGACCAAGTTGATTCAAACGGAGATCCAGTAGCAACTTGGGACTACGCAATGGTCTTTGACGACAAGCAAAGAATTTCCATTGACTACGATGCTAATGGTGATTTTGGAACATCATTCCCAATCGGTCACCAAATCTTCGGTCCAAATCAATTTAGAGTTACTTTCCAGAATAACACAGGTCTTTCTGATCTACAGACTGGCGTTGAAGTTATTGGTGTCAACACTGGTGCTAGAGCAAATATTCTAGATGTTGTATTCAACTCAACAACTGGAGCAAATGCTTATGTTTCTGGAACAATTGATGTTGAACTATCATCTGGTTCTTTCGTTGAGGGTGAGCAATACAACTACATTACATCATCAGTAACTGGAGCAGCAATTGCTCTAACTATTTCTCAGACTGCTGGAAATAACACTCTTAGATTTACCGATGATCCAACATCAACTATTCCCGTTGGAACATATGTTTTCCTAGATGATACAACTGATGCTAATTTTACTCAAGGTTATTATCAGGTAGGATCTATTGATGACGCCAATGCTCCAACATACTGGGATGTAAACTTTGTTCCTGTTTTAGGATCTCCTGGATGGGATAGTTCTGTCTCGGCATCAATTGCTATCAATGAAGCAACTCCAGATATTGAAACATTTGATACTACCAGACTAAGATCAATTAGAGCTGAGGGTGAAGTTGTTTCTGTTGATGAAGATATTACAACAACTTTACCTATTGTAAGACTTGACTTCTCCCTACAAGGAGATCCTAGCATTGCTACTGGTGGTTTCCAAGAAGCACAGTTTGGTAGTGCTGAAGATCTTGGCGGTGTTGTTTTCTATACCAGTGATCTTGTGGGAAGAACCAATACCCACGAGTTCAAAGAGGGTCAGGAAATTATCATCACTGGAATGCCAGTGGCAAACCCAGACCTTTCTGCGTTGAATGGTAAGCAAAGAATTTATAAAGTTATTGAGGATGCTGACGGTAGAGCAAGAAGATTTGTTATTCCTAAGAAGTTTCCAACACTTGCTACTCCAGATTTAGATCCTGGTGAATTTGCCACGGTTCAGTCTTATTCGAAGGTAGTTACACTTTCACTACTAAACTCACCAAACAAGTTCCAACTTACAACTCCAACTGATAGAAGATATCAGGATGCTTGTCAACTCATCAGAAACAACAGAGATTTTATTGCTGATGAAGTTGTAGGACGTATCAATGATGAGTTCAAGAAAGAATATTACTCAGCATATAACATTGATACAGTAAACAACACTTTTGATATTTTCCTAGGAACAAGCAACTTTACTCATACTTATGTAAGTGGTGGAACTGTATACTTTGGAGCAACTCCATACACGATCACAGATTTTGTTTGGGATAATATCAGCACAGGTGTTGCTACCATTACTCTAAGCACTGCTCCTGGTTTTGTTGAAGATGATATTATTAGACTAGAAAATATTCTGGTATCCTGCGCGAATGGTCAAAAGTTATATCCAAGTTTCAGCATCCCCGTAGATGATGATCAGTGCCGTCAAGACATTGTTCACTTCCTGAATGCTCTAGTAAGAGACCTTGAGTTTGGAAGCAACCACAACGTCCTAGAAGCGGGTTCTAAGTATATCACTGGAGCTAAGATTGGATATGTAGAGAACGAGATTGTTCAGACCGTCCGTGCTATTGAGTATGCCAGAGAGTTGGCAATCTACGCGATGTGTAATTGGAGGACTGGAAATAGAACGCAAGGTGATCCTCTGTATGCTCCACAGTATTCTACACTTGACAGATATTTTGATGATACTGTTATTACAGCAACTGCTGGAACACCAGCTTGTTCCAACGTAGCATCTGCTATCACAACATTATCATACTTGTTCATTGATGTTGTTGCTAATAACACCAGTGGAACTTATCTAGACGCAGCATACTTGATCGCAAGAAACAAAGATCTCATTGCTCATCAAGCACTCCTAGATACTCAAGCACAATATCCAACACTAGGTCTTTCAAATACACACGAAAGAAAGTGCCTCAGAGACATTGGATATGTTCTAAGAGGTCTTATCAGGGATCTGTGCCTTGGTGGAAACGCTGGAACAGTTACAGCAGCAAAAGCATACTTCACTGCTAATGTTCTCTCTGGTGTTGATGTAGACCAGATCGCAGAAACAAGATATGCTTATACTAAGGTAAAAGATTACGCTATTGCTGCGATGCGTAATTGGACTGATGGCGCAGGAACAGCAGTAACAGTATCATCAGATATTCCACAATTTACAGATGGAACTATCTTAGCAGATCCTGGAAGTCCCGATTGTGCTAATGTAGCAACATCTATCGATAGTCTGATGGGAATTCTTGATGGAATTCTTGAGTATGGTGAAGATGATACAAGTCCAACTGCTACTGCTCCATCATCTGTAATTGAGAATTATGGAAGTCTTTATGATATTTCTCA